CCCATACTTGTATTATAGAATGTGTAATATATTAGGTGAAGATATGGCTAGACACTTATCTCCAATAGGGTATGTTAGAGAAACACCTTGGTATAAGGATCAATTCGTACAAATAGCAGGTGTAGAATCCCTGGATTATATGCGATTACATAAGAAATTTAGCCAATCCGATGAACCATCATTTAAATTGGATGCTATCGGTGAAAAATACGCGGGTTTAAAGAAGATCGAATACAATGGTAACCTAGATAAATTATTTGAAGAAGACCCCGATACATTTATTAAATACAACTTTAGAGATGTTGAAATCTTAAAGGTATTAGATGAAAAATTAGAGTATCTATTTTTAGTAAAAAACCTAGCCCATAAAGGTAAACACAACTATAGTGAAGTTTATGCAAATACTAAGACCCAAGATGGAGCAATTTCAGCTTATCTACTAAGTGAAGGACTAGTACCTCCAGCTAAAGAAAGGAACCCAATATCAAAAGAAAACTATGCAGGTGGGTATTTATTTTGCCCTAAAGCCGGTATTTACAAGTATATGTTTGATGAGGATTTAACATCCCTATACCCATCAATTATTATGACTGTAAATATAGGAAAAGAAACAATGGTTGGTAGGATTATAGATGCGGATGATAGAAATAACCGTTTGGGGTTAAATGACTTACTAACTAAAGACCCAGAAGAAGAATTAATTATTGAAAATGTTAAACGAAAGCGAACAACTATTGAAGTTGGAAGTTTAACCAAACTAATTCAGGATATGAAAATGTCTATTTCAGCAAATGGTGTTTTTTATAGAACAGATCGAGAATCAGTATTATCTACAATCCTAAAGAAATGGTTTGATGAGAGAGTCTACTATAAAAATCTAATGAAAGAGGCTTATAAATCCGGTGATAAAGAATTAGGAGCAAGTTACCATATGAAACAATATACCATGAAAATTTTGCTGAATTCACTCTATGGTGCAACAAGTCTTGGCTCCTTTAGGTATGGAAATGTAATCCTAAGTGAATCTATAACCTTAAGTGGTCAACGTATTATACAAGAAAGTGCATTAACAGCAAATAGACATATAAATAGAGTTATGAAAGGTGAAAATAAATTATAAATAAAATATGACATTAAAAAAACAATCAATTAGAAGTGGGGTAAATGTTTCAATTAACGGTAAAATTGCAACTAAAGAAGAACTAATTACTTTAAGTGAAAGTTGGAGTGAAAATCAAGAAAACATCTTTAGAAAAATGCTTCAACAGGGTGGGAGTTTCAAAATAAAGGACTTACATTTCATTATATCAACAGGGGATAGAATTTTAAACTCTAGAGGTGAAAAAGATGGGGGTGTAAAACAAATACCAGGAATAGACGAAAGATTTTAAACAAAAACTAACTGAATGAAACATATAGAAGATACACCGTGGTGGATTTGTGATTTGGAGGATACAAACTATGTAGCTTATTCTGATACAGATTCAATTTATATCCACGCTGAACCACTACTCAGACATTTATACCCTGATTTCGAGGAAATGGATAGTAGTGTAAAAGATGATAAACTTGAGGAAATAGCTCTCAAATATCAAGATATTATTACAGATTCCTACGATAAATTAGCCCTAGAATGCTTTAATGCTCCCGAACACAGACTTGAAATGAAAACCGAGTGTGTAATCCGTTCAGCATATTTTAGAGCAACTCGTAGATATGCACAGTGGATTACAAAGGAAGAAGGTAGGGTAAAAGAAACACTTGATGTTAAAGGTCTTGAATTTAAGAAAGCCAATTTCCCACCTGTATTAGGTAATTTTTTCAAAAAAGCCTTAGTTGATGTTTTGAAAGGAACACAACAATCTGAAATTGATGCTCGTGTTAAAGTATTTAGACAACAAATATTAGATGGAACTATACCCTTAACCCAACTTGGTAATCCTACAGGAGTAAAAACATTGAATAAGTATACTGAACGTAAGGCTAGAGCAGGTGAAATGTTTTCTACATTAGCTAAAGGTGCACCTGCCCCAGTTCGTGCTACAGTAAAATATAATGATTTATTGAAGTTCTGGGGGTTAGATAAAGACCACAGTTATATTGTACAAGGTGATAAAGTGAAGTGGATTTATTTGAAACCCAACCCATATCAAGTAGATGCTATTGCATTCTTAGAATGGGATTTACCACCTAAAATAAATGCTTTTATTGAAAAGTATGCTGATAGGGAAAAAATATTTACCTCAATCTTATTAAATAAATTAGAGGGATTCTATCAGGATTTAGAATGGACTCTCTCCCTTAACCCATATCGTGAGATGTTCTTTAATTTTGATTAAACATTTGGAATACCCCACAATATTTCGTATATTCACACAAATAAAAAGTTATAAAAAATGATAAATAAACTATTAGTTCAATCTATAATAGATAAATATTACCTAGGGTTAAATGAATCTGTAAAATGGGTTATAAATAACAACCACCTTACAATTGATTTTATGACACCTACCAAAGATGTTATAGGAAGTGTTGAATGTGATAACTTCGAATTGGAGGACTCAAAGTTAGCTATTTATGACACTAAAAAATTACAAAGTTTAATTAGTATATGTAGTGGAGATCTATTACTAGAACTGCAAAAATTAAACAAATTATACGTTAAATTAAATATCTCAGATATGAACTTTAACCTACAATATGCATTATCAGATCCACTCCTAATTAATAAAGTAGGTAGTGTTAACCTCCCAGATTGGGTTGTAGAGATAGATTTAACAAACGAAGATTTAACATACCTCTTAAAAGCTAAAGGTGCATTGAAAGATATAGATAACATGCTTGTTACAACTGCTCTTAATTTAGATGGTGAACCTGTTTGTGAATTTATATTTGGTGATGAATCTGGACACAATAACAAAATTACATATCAAATCTCAGGTAGAATAGATCAGGATGGTATGAAACTCCCATTCAACTCAGATACATTCAAAATGATCCTACAAGCCAATAAGGGTATGGAGACAGGTAAATTGATGATAAGTGAACAAGGTTTAATGGGTCTAGAATTTAAGGATAATACCATCACTAGTAACTACTATATGGTAAGAAAAAGTGACACATCTTTTTAATAATTACTAGGAATCCCCAACTATTGTTCGTATATTCACGCATATTAAAACCCAAAAACAAGTTATATGAGTTACACAACAATCAAAGACGAAAGCCTAGAACCATTTTACATCCAAAAAGACCAGTATTGTTATACGGTTTTTGAGAACGTTACCCCTACAGGTAGAGGAGCTAGAAAATCAAAAAACGGAGATGACTATACTAAATCTCACGGACATTATGGGAACTTTGGATCTGCTGTAAAAGCAATCTGTAAGCACAAACTAAACTCAAATGATAAAGAATATTCATCTGTTAGAGAATACTTAGCAGAATGGACTGAAATACAAAATAGCATAAGCGAATTAATAACACAACCAAATATATAAACATGAAAGAAAAATTCAATTTAGAGGCTCTATTTGACGCCGTAATTGTAAAACCTATCGAACCAGAAGAACAAACTTATGGTAGTATAGTAGTCCCAGATTTAGGGAAAGACAAAAATGAACAAGGTGAAGTAGTAGCTTCGGGCCCTGGTAAATACACAGTAACAGGGACGTTCCTTGCAAATAGTGTAGTACCTGGAGATGTAGTAATCCTACCAACTATGGGGTTCACAAAATTAGAATATGAAGGTGAAGAATACCTTATTGGACCAGAAAATAGCATATTAGCAAAAATAAACAAATAAAAATGGACAACAGAAAAGAAATTAAATTCGGTTCCGAAGGAAGGAAACAACTTATGGAAGGTATTGATACACTTGCAGATGCAGTTGTTAGTACTTTAGGACCAAACGGGAGAAACGTACTAATTGACCAATTCCCAGAACCCCCAGCATCTACTAAAGATGGTGTTACGGTTGCAAAGAATATTGAGGTAAATGGAAAGATCCAAAACCTAGGAGTACAAATGATTAAAGCAGCAGCTACTAAAACAGCAGATAAAGCTGGAGATGGTACAACTACTTCCACTTTATTAGCTCGTGAAATGGTTAAAGCAGGTTTAAATCATCTAAACAATGATGCTAATGCAGTTGAAATTAAAAGAGATATTGATAAAGCCGTAAAGGAAGTAACTAAAGCTTTAAGGACATCAATTTCTGAAGATATTTCATCTGAAGAACAACTAGAACAGGTAGCTACTATTTCAGCCAATAATGACCCTGAAGTTGGGAAGTTAATTGCAACTGCAATTGAGAAAGTAGGTAGAGATGGTGTTGTACACATTGAGGAATCTAAATCAGGAGAAACATACCTTGAAACAGTAGAAGGGATGCAGTTCGATAGAGGATACAAATCACATTTCTTTGTTACAGACAACAATACTATGTCTTGTAATTTGGAAGATGTTTTTGTTTTAGTTGCAGATCATAAATTTTCACAAGTGAAGGAATTGTTACCAATTCTAGAAGGTGTATCATCAACAAATAAATCTCTATTGATTATTGCTGAAGATATTGATAATGAAGCATTATCTACATTGATTGTAAATAAAGCTAGAGGTACTCTGAAAGTTGCAGCAGTTAAAGCCCCAGATTTTGGAGATAGAAAGAAATTAATCCTAGAAGATATAGCTACTATCACAGGTGGTATAGTATTTGACAAGAATAAAGGGATGAAACTTGATAAATTTAGTTGGGATTGGTTTGGTAAAGCTAGAGCAGTTACAATTACTAAAAATGAAACTACAATTATTGATGGTGGTGGTGACGAAGATAAAATCAACGAGAGAGTAGAAAACCTACAGTCTCAAATTGAAAAATCAAATACTCCATTTGAAATCGAACAATTACAAAACCGTTTAGCTAAAATGGTAGGAGGTGTTTCAATCATTCATGTAGGTGGATACAATGAAACTGAAATGAGAGAGAAAAAAGATAGAGTAGATGATGCTTTACATGCTACAAAAGCAGCATTAGAAGAAGGGATTGTTCCTGGAGGTGGATCTGCATTACTATATGCTAGAGAATCAATCACATCCTCAGGCATTGGAGCTCAAATCGTATATGAAGCGTGTGGTAAACCATTTGAACAAATCCTAATAAATGCTGGATATTCATCATCTGATGCTCAAATGATCGGAAGATATAAATTGGTAGAATCTGGAAATGATACTTGGGCCGGTTATAATATCAAAACTGAGAAAGTTGAAAATATGAAAGAAGCAGGAATCCTAGATCCAACTAAGGTAACTAGAACTGCTATTGAAAATGCTGCAGCAGCCGCTGGAACATTACTACTTACAGAGTGTGTTATTGTTCAACATCCAGACGTTGAATCCTCATCACAAGGGGGGATGCCTGGAATGTTTTAATAGGTAGTAACTAAATAGGAGGGATTAATTTCCCTCCTTTTTTTAATTAAAAATTTATATGAAGACAGAAAGAGTAGAACATAATGAATTAATAGCAGTTAGAGTACCACCTTCAGACAGGTGGAGATTAGTTGGAGATGGTGAAAATGGAAAAATATATCCAACACTCACTGAAACTTTAGAAGCATTCTTTAATAGTACAGGTTTTAAAGGTTCATATAGGTTAGACCCATTGGATAGTAAATTATATGAGATCCAAGAACATGAGTATGAAGTACCAGTAGAAGAAGAAAAAAAGTTTGGATTCTATGGAGAATTAGAGTTTAAACAAGGTATCTAATATTTGGAAAATCCAAAATAAATTCGTATATTCAAGTTATGATAAATAAAGAACACACATTACTAGTTGAGAAATTTAGACCACAAACTTTAGATACATTTGTAGGGAACGATCATATTAAGAAAACAATTTCACAATATTTAGGTCAAAATGATATCCAAAACCTTATATTTAATGGTCCAGCAGGAACCGGAAAAACTACACTAGCTAAGCTTATTGTTAAAAACCTTGACTGTGAATATCTCTACATCAATGCTTCGGATGAAAGAGGGATTGAAACTATTAGAGATAAAGTATCAGGTTTTGCAAGTTCTGCAAGTTTTAAACCCCTTAAGGTTGTTATATTAGATGAAGCTGATTTTTTAACAATTCAAGCTCAAGCATCACTTCGTAATATTATTGAAACATTTTCAAGAACTACGAGATTTATAATGACTTGTAACTATGTAGAGCGTATCATTGATCCACTACAGTCTAGATGTCAAGTACTTAAAGTTATACCACCCACTAAAAAAGATGTTGCTAAGCATGTAGTGTGGGTTTTAAATGAAGAAGGTATTACATTTGAAATAGAAGATGTAGTTTCAATAGTAAATCAATCCTACCCAGATCTAAGGAAATGTTTAAATACAATTCAATTATCTACACAGGATAAAGTACTTACTATAGATAAAACAGTACTAGTTGATTCTAACTACACCACCCAAATACTTACAGAACTTAAAAAGTCAAAACCTAGTTGGAAAGAAGCAAGACAAATCATAGCTAATGCCAATCAATCTAGCTTTGAGGAATTATTTAAATTCCTATTTGAAAATGCAACCCAATACTTACCTGGAAATGAAGGAATGGTATCGATTTATATAAATGAACATCAGTACCAATCCCAATTATCCCTAGATAAAGAGATAAATATAATGTCTCTTATTTCAAGATTAATAGAATTAAAATAAATAAAAAACAAAAAACAAATGAAAAAAATACTAATAGGAATCACAGCCCTAGTTATAATATTAACAAGCTGTAATAAAGAAAATTATATGGATTGCAATTGTGGTCTTGTAATTTCAGACAATGTACAAGATTATTCAGTGGTAATAAGAAATGATTGTTCTGATAATGAAAAAACATTTATCCTTGCTCCTGGAGATTGGATGAATGCTTATGTAGGAAGTAATTATTGTATAAGCAATGTAACAAGTTGGTAAAAAATAAATAAAAAACAAAATAAACATGGAACAACAAATGCAAGGTCCAAACATCGACCTAAAAACAACAACATCAATTGATACACCTGAGGGTAACAAAATCTTTCAACAAGGTGTATTACTAAGAAAAGTATCTAAATTCGTAGTAGGTGCAGACGAAGATGCAGTAATGCCAATCCCAGTATTCTACGATCCATCTACAAACAAAATCTTAAGTAGTACTATTCCAGTTGATTTAAGAGACGAATATAAAGATTATTCAATTGAAGGATAAGGTAGAAATAAATACTTTATTTGAGTGGTTGGGGGAGATTACAGTTAATAAAACTCCCCCATCACTTATTACAGATGATTCCTGGAACTCATTTACACCATTTTTAATACATCGTTATGTGAGTATGCACGAAGGATACGTTGGAATAGCGAATACCATACAGGAAATGAACCCTGATAACAAACGTGCTATATATTTAGCTTATACGCAGATCTTACCGAAGAAAAAACTATGGCTTAAGTATATCAAAAACCAAAATAAAGACACCTTAAAGGAAACTTCAGATATAATATCAAAATATTATGAATGTTCTATTAAGGAAGCAAAAGAATATATTAAGATCTTACCTAAATCAACTATACAATCTATATTTGAAAGTATGGGAATTGATGGGAAAGAATTGAAAAAATTACTAAAAGAAATAAAATGAAAAAAACCAACCCTTTCACAGAACAATTAAGAGAAGAATACCCAACAATTTATGAGGGGTATACTCAAATAATAGCCGAACAATTTGAATTATTTAGTAAAAAACACATCGACTACGGAATGTCTAACATCAGTGCTGGAACACAACTACAGAATGATGAGGAAAAAGAATTTGCATTAACTGGGTTATGGTATAGAATTAACGATAAAGTTAACAGGTGGAAAAACTTATTAATTACTAAAGGGGAAGCCAACAACGAACCT